TATTGGTGATGATTTGCCGTTGGTATCCGGTGGTGCATCAAAAAAATGGCTGGGCATCACATGGGTTTTGCACAACGGATTACCGAACGATGGCGAAAACCGTGATTGCTTTATTTATCACGCCACCAGCATCGGTCATGCGTGCGGCCAGGAAGTTAAAACGGATATTTCCTGGCATGGTGAACGCGCGGCGCATTTCATCAGCAATAGCATGTCCCAGGGCGCGGTGCTGATTGATAATGACGGTATTGTTCGCGTTAAATGCCACGACACAGACGCAAAATAATCACATTAACAAAAGAAAGGATTATACACATGGCTTTTCAAAATAAAAACCTGTCTGTTATTGCATACGCAAATGGTTTCACATTGTGGCATTATTCCGCCAATGAAACGATGGAAACAATTTGTGCAAACGGATATTTTGACGATGTTAAAACACTGATGAATACAGGTGATGTTGTTATTATTAATGCGTCTGATAATACCGCGATTAAGAAAATCAATATTGCCGCCGCAAACGTGGAAACTGCCGCATTGGCATAGGTTTTATCGGTGTGTTAATTCGGGTCGCATTTTTTATTGCGACCCATTTTTTATTAAAACGAAGGGGGCATAAAATGCTTACCAAAATTGATTTATGTTCTATGGCATTGTTAAAACTGGGGGAAAAACCAATCCAATCACTGGTGGATGACAGTGCCGCCGCCGCATTGGGCCGAACGCTGTTTGACCCGGTGGTGGATGCGTTGATTGCGTCCCATCCGTGGCGTTTTGCGTGCAAATCGTATGATTTGGTTAAAAATACGGATGGTGATTTTTTAATCCCCAGCGATTGTTTGCGAATTGTTAAATGCCGGGGCGACGTTGTCGGTAATAAAATTATTTCATCGGCAGATACCGTTTCCATTGTTGCAATTACGCGGGTTCCGGTTGAAAGTTTCCCCAGTTATTTTGTATCACTGTGTGCGACCAAATTGGCGATGGAATTTTGCATACCGTTAATTGGGGAACAGACCGTATTTCGTATGTTGGTTGCATTGTATGAATCTGAATTGCAATCGGCCAAATTTATTGACAGCACGACATCCGTGGCCCGCGATATAGACAATTTTTCTTTGATAAACGCACGATTTTAATCGGGGGAAATTATGGGAAGTTTTATTAAAACACAAAATTCTTTTGCCAATGGCGAAGTTGCCCCGGAATTTTACGCGCGGGATAATTTAAACGGCCTGTCCAAATTGGAAAATATGGATGTGATGGCGGGTGGCGGATTAACGCGGCGGCGTGGTTTGGCACATGTCGCGGATTTGGACGCAGATGCGCGTTTGGTGCCTTTTTCCGTGTCCGAAGGCGAAGATTATTTATTAATTTTAACGTCCGGTCATATTTTGGTGTTTCGCGATGGGACGCAGTGCCAGGATATTATATCGCCGTGGTCGGCATCCGCACATGACAAATTACAATACGCCCAACGTTTTGGTACGATGATATTTGTTCATCCGGATTACCGACCGTATGTTTTGCAAAAGGTTGGCCGATATTTTGAAATTTCTAAATTTGATTTCGCACGCAATGATAACGATATGTCGGAAAATATTCCGTTTATGAAATACGATGATGCGGACGGAATTAAAATAACGGTTTCCGCAAATTCGGCCGGAAATAATTTCGCCACATTTACAACGGACCAAGATTTCTGGACGCCTGAAAATGTCGGTGGGCGATTGTTGTTGCAAAATCAGCAATGGCGCATTACGGAATATGTCAGTCCGACTGTTGTCATCGTACATACGAACGGCCCGTTCAGTATACCGTCCGCCGCCGTATCCGATTGGCGCGAGGCCGCATTCAGCACCCGCCGCGGTTGGCCGTGCAGTATCACGTTTCACCAAGACAGATTGGTTTTTGGCGGGTCGCGTTCATACCCCAGCGGTGTTTGGATGTCCCAGGTCGGCCGCCATAATAATTTCAGTGTTGGAACCGGTCTGGACGACGAGGCGATTTTTATAACCCTGTTGTCCCAGCAACGGCAACAAATTTGCACAGTGGTCAGCAGTGATAACCTGCAAATTCTGACCTCGGTCGGGGAATGGGCGATTTCTAATAAGCCCCTGACACCGTCCGCGGTGGATATTAAGCAGCATACATCCGTCGGCAGTGTCGCATCCATATATCTGCCGCCACAGAACATAGAAGGCGCCACAGTTTTTATTTCCAGCAGCAAGAAAGACATTCGCGAACTCAGTTTGGATGAATTAGGTGAAAATTATAACGCAAATGATTTGTGTGCATTGGCCAAACATCTGATGAATAATCCGGTGGATTTGGCATACAACGACAAAACGCGACAATTGTTTGTGGTTATGGCGGGCGGCGATATGGCGGTTTTGAATCAAAATTCTGCACTGGGGATTTCGGCATGGGGAACATATAAAACCCAGGGCGATTTCAAATCCGTTGCGGTAATAGACGGTCAAACATTCGTTGTTGTCCGTCGTGGCGATGGTTTCGCGTTGGAAAAATTTGCCGATGACAGATATGGCGATGCGCGTGATAATCGCGGATTTTCGTTTACCGCGTCTGCATTGCCATTGCGCACGTCCGCGCACAATGTGCGCATGCTGCGAATACGTAAAATCGTGGCGCGTGTGTTAAACACGAAATCATTGAATATTAATGACATGCGCATTTCTTTGCCCAACGAAGTTTATTCTGATGGCGCCCCCGGTTTCAGTGGGGACGTGTCGTTGAATCTGTTGGGATGCGTGCGCGATTGCATTACGCCACCGTGGACCATTCATGGCAGTGAATCATTACCCGCCACTGTTTTATCCATCACCATGTACGGGTATTATCTGGTTTAATTTTATTACAAGGGGGAAAATTATGGGACAATTGGTATCTGATGTACAATCTGTTTTGGATTATAAAAAAGAGAAGAAAGAGGCCAAAAACGAAAGACAAAAAGTTCTGGCGGAAATGGCCGAAAATGAAAAGGCAAAAACAAATCTGGTAAAGAAAACCTTGGCGGCCCAGCGTGCAAAATACGGGGCGTCCGGAATGTCGGGCCGTGGTATGACCGAAGGCGCGGTTTTGGCGCGGTTAAAATCAGAAACCGAACAACCGTTTAATGAAAAACGCGCCGCCAGTTTGGAAAAACTAAGAAAAATTAAGGCAAACAAACCAAATTTATTGAAATCTTTGTTGGGCAGATTTGATGAATTGGTTGGGTAATTGGGGGCGTACATGTACAAAATTTCTTATGTCGGCGACGGGCAAACGTCAGAATATATTTTTGCGTTTCCGTTTTTTCAAGACGCCGATGTTCGTGTGGCGTTGGATAATACGGTTTTAAATGACACGCAATACAGTGTCGTCGCAAATGAAAATTTTGATGGCGGTACGGTGATTTTCCCGTTGCCTGTGCCAGAGAATACAAAAATTGACATCTTTCGTCAGATTTCGCTGACGCGTGTTGTGGATTACCAACCGACGGCAAAAATAGACCCGGAAAATCTGAATACTGATTTTAATTTCTTGTTGGAAGCGTTCCGTGATTTGCGTGCAGTGGACGTTGATATCGCCCAATGGGCAAACATCCACGATAACGTTTTGACATTTTTGAAATATAATATGGACGTTATTCAGGATAAATTATCGGGCGGGGCGGTTATGGGGCTTTATAAAAATTTGTTGACCGTGTTGGACGGCGCGTTGCCAAAACTGATAAACGATTATGGCAGTATTACAGAACCCGCCACCGGCGCGTATAACGATGATTACGGAATTTTATAAATTTCTGGACCAATGGAATGAAATTTGCGGAATGCAAACGCCCGCGCACCATCGTCAAATTATGAAATTTTTGGTTGAAATATGGAACGATAATCCGCATCGTGGATTATTAATGGCATTTCGTCATTCTGGGAAATCAACGGTTGTGGGAATTTTTGCGGCATGTGTTTTATATATGCGGCCCGAAACAAGAATCTTGATTTTATCCGCGGAAAGCAATTTGGCCGCGCGTATGGTTGCGCATATTCGTCATATTTTGGAAAATCATCCGCAATGCGCGGGATTGGTGCCCAAAATAAAAAAAGAATGGGCGTCTGGCCGCATTACCGTCAATCGTGCCGTGGGAATTCGCGAACCGTCCGTCGTATGCCAGGGCGTTCATGGAAACATAACGGGCATGCGTGCGGATTTGATTATTTGTGATGACGTAGAGGTACCAAATACATCAAACACATCACAAAAACGCGAAAATTTACGGGAAAGATTGCGTGAATTGGATTTTATTTTGTCGCCGGGCGGTACAATGATTTATATCGGTACGCCACATACAAACGACACCATTTATCGCACACGCGGGGACGATGATTAAATAGATGTTGGTGCATCAGGCGCGTTATCTGTGTCAAACGGTTCGCGGGTGCTGATGAATGTGCGCAATTTGCCCAGCAATTCATTACCCGCATCACCAAACATCGGCAGGTAAGTTTCATATTCCGGCATGTCGGCCTGTAATTGTGCGCGTGCACGTTCGGACAACGGTTGGTTTAACATATCACTGGCAACCTTCCATAAATAATATGCGCGATATGTTTTGGTAATGATTGACCATTTATCGGCCAGGTCGGGTCGTTCCGACAGCGCGGCGCGAATTGCGACAACCCATTCGTCGCCGAATTTTTTAATAACAGACAATTGCTGTATCGCGTCCAATCCCGCCTGGTCCGGTGTAAATGCCGCGATGCCGTTTTCCAATTCGCGCCATTCGGTCGCGGTTAACGGAACCGTTGCGACCGTTTCGGCCATCAGGCCGCCATACGGTAATAAATCACGTTCAATTGAATTCATGGGGGTTTTGCCACTGCGCAGGTTGGCGATATGTTGCACCAAATTTTTACCGGTTGGCAATTCGGACAGTTCTTGGATAACGTCATCGTCCGCTTCGTCAACAAAAACCGCATTAACGGCGGCCCATCCGCCAAAAATTACGTGTTCTTGGCGGTACAGGTTTAATAATTTTTGTGCAACAACGCTGGCTTTTTGTTTCATGTTCGCCCCCCCCCCCTGTGCGGTTATGAGTAAATTATTCCATTACAATCATAATAACCTTGTGCATTGTTTGACCGATGATTTTTTCTTCGGGTGAAGATATCTGGCCGTACATTTTGCCCTTGGAATCTTGGCGGACAATTACAATTTGTGCGGTTGCGGTATCATTGGAATCCAATGAATCAAAATTACTGTCAATGCATACCGCCAAATCGCCGACCGATGGGGCAATGGATGCATCCGCAAAAACGTATGATTTTTCCGGAATAAACCCGCCCAGACGTTTGGAATTTGGCGCAACGGCGTAAATACCCTGGCGACCTTCCAATGTTAACGGGGCGACAATCATCGTTTTATCGGATTTTTTGAATGTGATTGCCTTGCCAGACGGCGTACCAAATACAGGCACCAATTTTTTTCGTGCACTGTCGTATAATTTTGCGCCGTATAAACTGCTGTGCATGTCAATGCCGGACATAGGACTGCCCGGAATTAAAACGGATTTTACGCGTTCTTTGACCTTGTTGATTTGTTTGTTTAAATCGCCAGATTTATATAAGTTTGCGATTTTATCAAACAGGCTTTCCACGCTGAGTGCAAAGGATTTTGCCAATGGTTCAATTTCATTTTGATAAACTTCGCGCTGGCCAACCTCTATCTTATGATAAACAGACAGGGTCATTCCGGCATCCTTGGCCGCCTGGGCGATGGTTTTACCGGTTTGTTGGCGGATTTTACGCAGACCACTGCCGAAAATTTTCAGGCCGCTGTCTTCGTTGTCGTTCATGCGGCGTTTGATTTCGTCTTGCCATTGGTTGGCGACATCGTCGGATTCTTTAATAAAAATGTCGGATAATTTGCACCCAAGAATATTGCAAATATTCAGCAATTGTTTTTGATTCAGACGGCGTACACCCTTTTCAATTTTGGAAACCGCCGATAAAGACAAATTTGCCTGGCGTGCCAATTCTGTCATTTTCATACCGGCCGACAGGCGAATATTTCTGATATTATTGGGAAAAATTATTTCTTCTTGGGCCATTGCAAAACTCCTTGCTAATCTTGACAAAATATTAGTCAATTTATAAAGGTTTGGCAAGCGAAATAATTAATTACAATGGCATGTCGTCGGGAATTTCGCTGGCATCAATGATTTCAGGTGCGTATTCCGAATCCGGTGCGGGGGCATTTTGCTGCGGCCCACCACCGAATCCGCCGGACGATTGCATTTGAATTTCGTCCAGATTGTCAAACAAACTGTAATCGCCAAAGAATGCCAAATGCACACTTTCCGGACGGCCATGACGGTTTTTGCCGATAATAACATCCGCCTTGCCACGGGCGCGTTCCAAACGTTTGTTATAACTTTCCTGGATTTTTTCGTTGGTGTTTCCAGACAGGCGTTGCGACGGGTCGCGATTTTCCAGATAGTATTCTTCGCGGTACGTAAACATAACAATGTCGGCGTCCTGTTCAATGGAACCGGATTCACGCAAATCGGCCAATTGCGGACGTTTGTCGTCGCGTGATTCCACGCTGCGCGACAATTGGGACAGGGCGATTACCGGTACGTCTAATTCCTTGGCCAGCATTTTAAGACCACGTGTTATTTCGGAAATTTCCTGAACGCGGTTGTCATTGCGACGCCCACCCGGCGACGTCATCAATTGCAGATAGTCAATCACGATTAACGCAATACCGCCGCATTTGCGGGCCAGGCGACGCGCACGTGTGCGCATCATCGGCACAGACATTCCGGGGGTGTCGTCAATGTATAATGGAACCTTGCTGATGGCGGCACTGTATTGCGACATTTTTAAAAAGTCTTCATCAGTCAGTGTGCCTTCGCGCATTGCGGACGCGGGAATCTTGGATTGGGACGACAATACACGTGCTGCCAATTGTGATGCGGACATTTCCAAACTGAAAAACGCGACCGCGCCCTTGTATTTTTCATTCGCGCGGCCGTATAAAATTGCATTTGCGGCATTAAACGCGATATTCATTGCCAATGTGGTTTTTCCCATCGCGGGACGACCGGCGATAATAATCAAATCACTGTGATGCAGACCGCTGATGGATTTGTCCAACGCATTTAACCCGGTGGTCAGGCCCGATAATTTACCGTCGGCCTTGTATGCAATTTCCGCCTCTTGCAATGCGGATTGCAGGGCGGTTGCGATTGATGATACCTCGCGCTCTGACGTGCCGACGGTGGCCATTTCAAATAATTTTTGTTCCGCCATTTCAATTTGGCGGGATACGGGATTGTCCAAATCTTCCACAAATGCGGAATCGGTTATGGATTGCCCCAGGTTGATTAAATCGCGACGCAGTGCGTTTTCATAAACAATGCGCCCGTATTGTTCAACATTTACCACCGTTGCGCCCGCACCGGACAATTGGGTTAAATAATCCACGCCGCCGACAGATTCCAGTGTGCCCTGTTGGTCCAGATAATTTTTCGCCGTGATAATGTCAAATGGGATACCGGCGGCAAATTGACGTTCGGCCAATTTGTAAATTTCTTGGTGCGCGGGATGGGAAAAATGTTCCGGTTTTAAAAATTCAGACACGCGTTCCAACGCACGGTTGTTCATTAAAACCGCGGCCAAGACGGCCTGTTCTGCTTCCAGGTTTGTCGGCAAAGTTTTCGGGGTAAAGTCCATGTCAGATATAGTATATAAAAATTTTGGTTTTTCAACGCCTTTTTTGTCCGGGTATCGCCAGTTGCGGATTCCGATTGTAAATCCAGATGGTACGCCTGTGTGGCCGGAATTGTTCCCGATTTCCCGTGTGGACGAAATGCGCCGCATTGTGGGGCCGCGTCATTTTTCATCGCAAATGATGTTGGAATTCGTCGCGCCTGACCGTGCGCGCCTGGACCCGGACGCATTGCATTTATATTCTGATGATTACGACGTGCATGGCGCGAAAATAGGCGACCGACCAATAACCGGCGTGGTGGCGTATTGGGACCCGTCATCCGGTCGCCGCGGGCGTGATGGCAGTGTTTGCGTATTGCTGTACCGCGATGACCGGGCGCATTGTGCATTTGTACACGATGTCATTTATTTAACGGTACCGGACGAAGAATTGCACCCATTGGCGCGGCAATGTGAAATGGTATTGGATTTCCTGCGCAGGCATCGCATGGGGCGCATCGTTATTGAAACAAACGGAATTGGCAATGCGTTGCCGGAAATAATGCGCGACGTCGCAAATCGTCGTGGGGGCGGGGTGTGTATTCAGAAAATAACAAACAATAAAAACAAGGAAAACCGTATTCTGGATGCCATAGAACCATTTTTAACAACCGGGCGTCTGTACATGCACACGCGTGTGCAAAGAACGCCGTTGCCTGCCGAAATGCTGGGGTGGACGCCGGTTGGCGGCACATGCCACGATGACGGATTGGATGCGTTGGCGGGTGCAATAAATGCCGCGCCAACGCCTGTGCGTGCGTTTGGGGCGCATTTGCAACCCATCCACGCCAACACAGATTTCAAGGTTTAATTTGGCATGATTTAATGCTTATTTGATTTTTATTAGTTTTATGACTACACTTAAACACACCGAATCGGAAATTATAAAATGCTAAATTATAGTGCTATTAGAAAGTGTTTATTTCTGATATAATGTATTTTGTATAGAGGTCATTGAATGATTTTAAGTTATAATATGTTGCCCGCATTGCCTGCGCCTATCAAAGAAGCAATTATTAATGGTGTGATTGCATTATATGTTCAACCTGATGGCTTTGATGATAAAGGCACAAAATATTTAATGGTTATGCAAGACCTTGTGTTCAGATTAAATAAACATGGCGAATTAATTTTTCCACCTCTAGAAAAAATGCCGGAAAATGCGGACAAGTCCAATATTGTTGAATTGAAAAGAGATTAATGAAATGGTTCGGATATTGTCCCGAAATCAATCTATGGCAGCATGGGTTTTTCTCTGTGAAGAGGATGGACAATCACCTAGGTTTATGTTTGATGTTCGTTTGTTTGCAGAAAGTTTAAAAAGTAAACAAGATGGAATTGACGATAATATGTATTTCTTTGCCTCAAATTCTGATGCTATGAAGAATTTGTTGGCAGAAAAAGGCATTAATACGGATAAAGTTTTTCATTATAGTAAATTTGAAGAGGAAATGAGAAAACTTAACAATATTCCATTCCTTGGATGTGTCGTGTCTTCACATGGTGATATAAATGGGGCGGTTAACATTAAGCCAAATCAAATATTATCGTTGATTCAAAATATACCGGGGCTTACAGATGCTTTGTTGTTATTGGGGCAATGTTATTCTGGAATTTTTAATATGCCAAGGCAATCCAAAGTATGTGTAATTGGGGCGAGTAATTTCTGTCCTTCCATAAGCGCAAATATAGAAAATATCGGTTGGACCGCAAACGTCTTTTTGTATTTTTTTGCAAAATGGTTAAAAAATCCGAATGATGTTGACGGGGATGGACAAATGACCCTGCTAGATGCATATAAATTTGCATCGTACCATACAAATAATGCTTTAAATGAAATAAAGGCGGATTTGTCAAGGCAATTTCATATATGGTGTACCGAAGAAGTAAAGAAATTAAACAATCTTGCAAATGAAATTTTAAATGATAAGGGTAATAATCCAAAGGATATGGCGTTGTATAAGATGAGCAGCATGAAATTAGAAAATTTGCTTTCCATTTATCACAATAGCCAAGAATCATGGATTTCTGATATGGGAACGGCTTTGCGCTTAATTTTATAAATCCTATAACAATCTGTTATAGGATTTTTTTTTATTTTAATAATTGCAATTACCACCGGTAATAACCCAGTCCCCAGTTGTGTCGTTGCCAGATGTTCCGTTCGGTAAATAACATTCTGATATTAAGACTGCACCTTCTGAGCTACTCCCGCCATCTGGACACTGATTGCATCCAGATGACGCATTGTTTGGTTGGCCATAGTATCCGGACGCGCATGAATATTTACTTGTTATTTTGCAGTTGCAGTCAATTGTTTGGCCGGTCTGTTGCGGGCAGGCATCATATACAAGATTTTTTGTGCTTTTGGTTATAACGCCACTAAGTTTATTGGTTCTGGTTGTCGTACCATAACATGATGGGCATTCAAGATTGCAATGTTCTGTTCTGGTTGGATTGGTTTTGCAATTGTGATTTTGGCAGATATCAGGGATATCAATGCCGCCTATTTTGTCGCCTATGTCAATGACAGCATACCCTGTTTCGGGCATCCAAAACACGGGTAAGATAATTAACAGTTTTTTCATTTTCCTTTCTCCTGTTTCTCGTAATGAAAAACCGTCAGAATTTGACGGTCAGGAGGTTGGAAACAATTATTCTGGAATTGTGCCGTTTATTGGATATTCAACAGCCCTCCTGACCAAAATCAGGAGATGTTATTTTTCGTCGTAATAATAATTCTGGACACTTATGCCAGGTATTTATAACGACGCAGAATAAAAGGGTTTCCACACCCCGTTATCAGAATTCCTGATAACACGTGAATTTTAAAACATTCAAAACAGTTTTGCAAAGAAAAAAGGATTAAACAATGCAAACCAATTACGAACAATTGCAAACCATGTATCGCCGTGCGCTGGATGCGCGTGCGCCGTGGATAAATCGTTGGTCGGACGCCATGAAATACACCATGCCGACATCAGACGATGATGTGGCCACGCTGTTTGATGCAACGGCCGCCGATGCGGTGGATAATTTGGCCGCGTCAATGTATTCTTTGTTAACACCGCCTGAATCGTTGTGGCTGAATTTGGTGCCGGAATCCGATGCGTCCCCAGATGCCGCGGCGGCGACCAAGGCGTTGCGTGCGAATTTAAATGATTCCAATTTTTACACGACAATTCATCAGTGTTATATGGATTTGGTTATATTGGGGACGGCATGCCTGTTCATGTCGGAAAATTCAATTGGTGGTGCGTCGGCGTTTTCTTTTACCGCGATTCCAATTACGGATATCGCCGTTTTACAGGGCGCGATTTTTCACATCACATCCATGCCCGCATCCCAGGTTATGACCAAATATCCCACATGGACACCGCCCGCAGATTTGCGCGACAGAATAAAGCGCGACCCGGAAATGTCGTTAAAACTGGTTCAATGCTTAATCGGTACGGAATTTACCGCATGGTTGGATGTTGGCGGAAACATAGAAAACAACATCGTGTCCCAGGGAACGTTTGAAACGAATCCGTATTTGATATTCCGTTGGTCGGTGGCCAGTGGTGAAATATACGGGCGCAGTCCTGTGTTGCGGGCTTTGCCGGATATTAAAACCGCGAACAAGGTGGTTGAATTGGTATTAAAAAATGCGACGATTGCCGTTTCCGGTATATGGCAGGCCGACGATGACGGTGTCATAAATTTGGCAAATATCAACCTGACGCCCGGCGCAATTATCCCCAAGGCGGTTGGTTCTTCGGGCCTAACCCCATTGTCGGCGGGTGCGGATTTTGACGTGTCGCAAATTGTGTTAAAAGACCTGCGCGAAAGAATTCGTCATGCGCTGTTGGCGGACCGTTTGGGATTACTCAGTGAAAAAGAAATGACCGCGACCGAAATCATGGCGCGTAATGCGGATATGATGCGAATATTGGGGGCGACGTACGGACGGTTGTTGCATGAATTTATACGGCCACTGTGCGAACGCGGGTTGCAGATTTTGTCGCGTCGTGGGGTGATTGAAAAAATATCACTGCACAGTGATGCCGAATTGAAATACATTGCGCCAATCGCCCAAATGGCAATGGCGGAACAATTGATATAGGGGGAAAAATATGAAAGACATTGAATTGAATTTTGCGCGTTGTTTTGGGACATCTGCGGGTGTGGCGGTTTTAAAACATTTGCGCCACATGACAATAGAACGCGTGTTGGGGCCGGACGCCACCGATGCGCAATTGCGCGGGTTAGAGGCGCAACGCGCCCTGGTCCATCAAATTGAAAATATGACCGAACGGGGCAAATAATCATGTCAACACAACCAAGTGCAATGGGTATAATAGATTTCCTGCGCGACAGTTGGTTTTTAATC